CAAGAAGCAAAAGTCTGGCAAGAGTTTGCACAAGATTTAGAAACTATTAAGGAGAACAACGATGGCTAGAGGCCCATTAGCAGGAGCATCAGGTCCTGGTAAGTTCTCAAAGAGAACAGATATAGATTTAGGTTCAACTTCATACGGTGAAGGACAAGAGACTGCTATGTTAAATACAGCAGCACCTAAAGCTAAGACTCGCGGTATTGCAGATGATGTTGGTGGTAGACCAGCAAACCCAATACAGCCAGTAACACCTTTATTTGCTCCAACCGAAAGACCTAACATACCAGTAACTGAAGGTATTGATATGGGTGATGGAGCAGGATCTGAGGCGCTAATTATGCGCCAACCAGATGACAATAATTTTAAAGCAGCAATTGCATCATATATGCCAGTGCTTGCTTATGTATCAGATCTACCTAACACATCTCCAGAGACCCGTAAAGCAATTAGACAACTAAGGGATCAGTTGTGAGTGTATGGAACAGAATTGGTGATCTTGCTTCTAACGCAGCTAAATTTGGAGGAGAACTCTTAGGAGCTGCAGGAAGTGCAACTAGATTTGCTTGGGATGTAGGAACCGCTCCTTGGAACGATGCTGATGAGTACAATGGTTTTGTTAAGCCATTTAAAACTGCTGCAGCAAGTGAAGGCGCAGATATAGTTAAACCACTTGCTTCTGCAGGTGGCGCAATTATGAAAGTTCCTGGCTTAGCACCAGCACTTGAAACTTTATACAAAGTAAACCAAGAAGCAATCAGAGAACCACTTACTACTTTTCAACTTGTACAAGGTGATGTATCAGCAGGTAGAGCAAGTTTTTTTAATCCTGATGATTGGAAGAAGGCCTATAAAGGCGCTCAAGATATATCTTTTGGTCAAGCATTAGGATACGGTCCTAGATTAGCCTACGATCCAAAGTTTAATATTTATGATCCTAAAGAACGAGAGAAAGCATTTAAAGATAGCGCTTGGGGAAAGTTTAGTTCTGGCGCTGCAGATGCAGTAGTTCAATTATTAGGTGATGTATCTCTTGGCGCAGCTAAAGGCGCTAGAGTTCTTAAAGAAAGTGCAGTAGGAGTTGGCAAGTTAAACAACGCTGATGCTGCCGCTAAAGCTGCTGAAGAAATTACTAAAGCACAATATGGTGTACAAAATCGCTTCACTAAACTATTAAAAGATTTTACAGATAATAACTCTGCATATGCTTTATCTCATCCTATGGTTAAGTCATCATCTAACCCAGGACTACTTGCTCACCTATTAGGCGACTCGGTAGATCTAGATGAAACAGCGCTTATTCTTCGTTCAGCACTTAGTGATCCTAAGGCTATGGATGAACTACGCTTACAAAGAGCCTATATTGCAGATGCTTTAGAAGCAGAACGCGGTAAGTTATCAGCAGTAGATGAGTTTAAATTATTCTCTGCTCCAGATGGAACTGGAATGATTCCATTCCTAAATGATAGTCCTGCAGTTTCAAAAGAGGCTTTAGATAATTATAACTCTTTATTAGCAAGTGATAAATACTTTGCTGATTTAATGGAAACAAGTAAAGGTGGCGGTACTTTAACCCGCACTACTGGTCTTGGCTTACAAGGCGTAGAAGATTTTATTGCCAAATCTAGATCTTTAAAGTTCTACGATCAAGCAGTAGGTAACCCTAAGATTGAGGTTTATCAACCAACCCCATTTCATAAATTGTATCAAAAATTTTCTTGGGGCCAAGGCCAACGCCCTGCTGGTTTGGTAGATTTTAACGATGCAGATTCTTATAAAGAGATTATTGCTAACTTAACTAGACTAGAAAAAAGAGTTGATCTTACTCCATCAGAAAGTAAGTCATTATTAGATGATTATATTAAAGCATCTACGCCTGAGGCAAGATTTACTGCTACCTTAAATCTTGAATCAACTGCTATGAGAGCGCTTGCTAAAAAACATAATATTGATGAAGAAGTTGCTAATAGGATTTATAACAATTATAAGGGTGCTAGAGTATCAGCATTAAAGTCTATTAAAGACAAAGGCTTTATGGTAAATACTGATGGATCTATTATCAAGGTCCCACAATTAGAGTCACAAACTGCTAACTACTTACCATTAATGGATTTTGAGTTAATGGATAACCTATTAAAACGTAATGGTAAAGTTCTTAACTCAATTGGCGGAGCCACTAGAGATACAGTATTTCATTATGTAGATGTATTACAAGATGCTTTTAAAGCAGGAGCCTTGCTTCGTTTAGGTTATACTCAACGTAACGCAATTGATTCTCAACTTCGTATTGCCGCATCTGTAGGTTCGTTCGCTACTTTGCGCCATCTTGGTCCTGGCCTTAAAAACTTTATTACCGATAAAGTTGGTATGCCAGCTAGACTAGTTGATAGATATAGGCCAGTTGAGGCTGGTATGAATATAGGTCAAGTTCAACAATCTAGCACTAAAGTAATTAATGAACTTAAAGAACTTAAGAATAAAATCTCTGTAGCAGAAACTAAAGTATCTTTAAAGCCAGATGATCTAGATCTTGCTGGTGAGTTAAATACTCTTAAACTTTTAGAAGAAGAAAAGCGAGCTGTATATCAACACTATACAGATGTGCTTAATAGGAATAAGACCAAAGATCCAAAGAAGCGTATTGGTACTGGATCTTATGAAGTAACCACTTCAGATGGTCAAACCTATATTCTTAACGATGCTTTTGGTGGTCCACTTGGTGATATGTTTAGACGTATTGCTTCATCTGGTAATTCATTTGAGCGTATGGTTGATAGTAATACCGATATGTATAAGCGTAAACTATCTTCAAAGGGTATTGGTCAGGTTAAACCTACTGATCCTGGTTACTTTGATCAGTGGGCGCAAACACTACGGCAACAATTTGCTAACTCAGCAGTGGTAAAACAAATCATTGCTGGTAAATCAGTAGAGGATATTACTCGCTGGTTGAAAGGATCTACTGAAGGCAGAGATCTTAGAAATAGATTAGCTATAGATGTAGATGATTCAGCAGAATATGTTACTAAAGTTAATGGATTTTTGGATCAATATCTTCCAATCTCATCTAACTTGCGTAGTAAAATTGACTCAATCACCCCAGAAGATTTAAGATCTACATTTAAAGATCCAACAGAACTACCTATTATTCACGGCCATATTTTAGAAGAGAACTTATTTAACGTATCTCAACTTAAAGGTAAAGAGATAGTTAACTCTTTATTTAAATTACTAGGAACTATGCCTGAAGATGCTTGGGCTAGAAATCCTTTGTATGTTCATTTATACCGCGAAGAAGCTAAGCGTAGAGTAAATGTTTTAGCTGGGCTTAAAAAGGGATATTACTTAGATTCTTCTGGTGCTTCATTACCAGAAGGTTTAAAATTTTCTATTAAAACACCTAAAGGTGGAATAGTAGAAAAAACTCCAGCTTTTGGAGAACCTGGAAAACCATTTTCAAGTCCAGAACAAACAAGAATTAGAAACGTTTATGAAATTTCTGTATTAGATAAAAATGGTAAAAGTGTTGCAGATTTATCTTGGAATAATAAAACTGGAGAAGTATCTTTAATCGGTGTTGACGAAGCATATAAACGTCAAGGACTTGCAACAAGTATGTTTATTAAAGCAACAGATTATGCTAAGAAAAACAATTTGGTTGCACCTGTTCATTCAGATACTTTGACTAAAGAAGGCGCTGCTTGGAAAGCCAATTTAGATAAATTAATTAATAATGCTAAATTGTCAGAGGCAGATCAGTTAAATATTATGTCTCAAGCACATAAAGTTGCTTTGCGAGAAATGAAAGGCATACTTTTTAATATTGAGCGGAAAACTAATTTAGCTACCGCTATGAAATATATAAGCCCATTCTTCTCAGCGCAAGAAAACGCTTATAAGACTTGGATGAAGTTAGCAGCCGCTAATCCATCTATTGTTAACAAGGGTTATCTTGTATGGCAGGCTCCAAATAGAGCAGGTCTTGTAACTGATCAAGATGGAAATCAAGTTCCAGTAGGTAAAACTACTGGTAATGATATTGTTTGGGTTGGATTACCTAAAGGTATTAGCAAAATACCAGGACTACAATCATTAACTGAACTTGGAATCCCAAAGGGATCATTAGATATCGTCTTCCAAGGCGGTATGGATGTTCTTTACAATACTGGTAATCCAAATATTATGTCTGACATATTTCCAGTTGGACCTTATGTTGGAGTTCCAGTATCTGAATTAGTTAAAAGACAGCCTTCATTAGAGCAATCTTTCAAGTGGGCATTACCATTTGGTCCATCTAAGGATGCTATCTCTGGATTTTTGCCAACTTGGTTCCAAAAACTACAAACTCGTCTTGGCGATCTAGAAGATCCACAATTCGCTAGAACTTATCAGTTGATCTGGAATACAGAACAGCAAAATGCTAAACAAAATGGTTTGCCTCCAGTAAGTCCTGACAAAATTCTTAAAATGACTGAGCAATACTGGAATATGCGTACAGCAGCTAGTTTAATTATGCCATTTGCTCCTCGCTTTGACAGTCCTTACAAGTTCTATCTAGATAAATCTAGAGAATATAAGAGAATTTATGGACTTCAAGCAGATACTAAGTTTTTGCAAGACTTCCCAGAGTTCTTTTCATTCACCTCAAGTCTTTCACAAAACCCTGCTGGAGTTCAGTCTTCAGTAGAAGCAGTTGATAAGATTAAGCAATATGGTGGACTAGTATCGCAATTAAGTAAGATTGATCCTAAACTTATTGGCTTAGTAGTTAATGATCCAACTGGTTATGATTTCTCTCAGGCTTCATATGATTACCTATATGGCAAGAAGATTTCTCCAGACTCACCACAGAAGTTCTTAACTTCACAAAGTCCTGCTGAGGCTCAGAAGAAGAATGATGCTGAAAAGGGTTGGATTCAATTCAACAAGTTTAGTGACTTGATTGATAATGAACTTCAAAAGAGAGGTCTTTCTTCTACCCAACAAAAGGGTGCCGAGGATCTTAAGTACATCAAAGAACAAGTTATCTTTAAACTAGGCGTACAAACAGATGCTACTGGTAAGCCTATCTTTGATAAGACTACAGGAACATATGCTAGAACAGCTTGGTATGATGATTACCTAGACTCAGATGGATCTAAGACCAATAAGGTTATTGCAGGTCTTGGCACTATCCTAAATGATTCTAAATTTATGGAAAAGAATAAAGATAATACTACTTGGAAATCTGTATCTGCTTACCTTGATATAAGAAAAGCAATAGCAAAAGAACTCTTAGGCAGAGAAGCAAAATCAATAGAAGCTAAGTCAAACATAGATCTAAAGTTCATCTATGATGGAATGGTAAATAAATTGAAACAAGATGATAAATTGGGATTTGCATATCTGTACGATAGATTCTTATCTCAAGATTTAATATATGACAAGTATTTAACACCAAAGGGGGTTGAGTAATGGCTGCTGGCGATATGTATGGCGAACGCGATTTTAAAACTAGTACTTCCGCTCCTGCTCAAACCGTATCTTCAGATCTATTAGAATTAGCAAAGGGCCTTGGTCTTGACATCTCTAACTTACCATCGCTAACTGATTCTGATAAAGCAAAAAAGTCTGGAGTATATACACAAACCCAAACATCTAGGCAGATGCCTGATGATACAGCTTTAATAGATAAGATTAACCAAGTATTTAAACAGTTCTATAAAAGAGATGCTAATCAAAATGAAATAGCAACTTGGCTTCCAGCACTTAGAGGCAAATATAAGAGCAAAGAAGGCACTACTAAAACAACCGTTAAATATACTTACAAAAACGGTGAGTTGATAAATACTGATTACTTAACAGCAGACAACCTTGATCCTAAGTTATGGCTTGAGGATCAGATAAAGAATAAACTTCTTGCTGGTGGAGAAGAAGTTAATAAGATCGGTATTCCAGAGGGACCACTTGGTCAAAACTTTGTTCAAATTAAAAACTTTGCTGCTAGAAACGGCATTATGTTATCTGATCAAGCTGCAACAGATTATGCTACTAAGATAGTTGCTGGAGTATTAGATGATAATACTGTATTTAATACTTTAAGAGAAAGTGCAGCATCTGCTTTTCCTCAACTAGCAGATAAAATTAAAGCAGGTATTGACGTTAAGACAATAGCAGATCCTTATATTCAATCTATGAGTAATATTCTTGAAATACCTTATACATCAGTAGATCTATTTGATTCTAAAATTAGAGGCGCTCTTTCCTATACTCTTCCTGATGGTAAAGTAGGAACTAAGTCAATCTATGACTTTGAAAGAGAACTACGTCAAGATACTCGTTGGCAATACACAAACAATGCTAAAAAGGCAGTTGCAGATTCAACACTTAGAGTCCTTCAGGACTTTGGATTTCAGGGGTAATAATGGCAATTGATGCGGAAACCGCTAGAGAAAATAGAAGAGCTGCCACAGCTAAGCCAGCACCACCTCCTAAAAAAGATCCTAAACCTTCTGGTGGTAATTTTCTTTCTGGTCTTGGTTTAACTCCTGCCGAACTTGAAGCTATTTTAAAGCCACTACCATTAATTCCTACAGGACCAATTGGGCCTACTTTTACAGGTCCAACAGGACCTACTTTTACTGGGTCAACTGGTCCAAGCGTAGACCAAATACTGTTAAATCAACAAAAGGCTTTAGCGGATCAACAGGCTAAACTTGCTGCAGAACAAGCAATGCAAAATCGTCAATCAGCATTTGATTTACTGCTTGCACAATTTAGTGAGTATGGACTTCAATCTTTAGTAGAACCTTTAAGGAATCTTATAACACAAAATGTGTCTCCTTCAGAGTTCACAATTAGATTACGAGAAACAGAAGCATATAAAAAACGCTTTGCAGCAAATGCAGATAGAATCAAAAAGGGATTAACTGCCCTTAATGAGGCTACATACTTAGGTCTTGAGGACAAGTATCAAGGCATTATGCGTAACTATGATCTACCCGCTACTTACTACTCTAAAGATTCTATGGGTCGTCAAGAAGGTTTTGAGAAACTTATAGCTAATGATGTATCAGCAACTGAACTAGAGGATCGTATCCTTACAGCACAGAACAGAGTTATAAACGCTCCTGCTGAGGTAACTACAGCGTTAAAGCAATTCTACCCAGGCATTACTAATGGTGATATCTTGGCGTATACTCTTGATCCAGAAAAAGCATTAACTGATATTAAGCGTAAGGTAACTGCAGCAGAAATTGGTGGAGCAGCAATTGGTGCTGGTCTAGCAACTGATGTTACTAGAGCAGAAGAACTTGCTAAGTATGGAGTTACTGCAGCAACTGCAAGACAAGGTTACCAAGCAGCAGTTCCTCTTATTGAAAGAGGAAGACAATTATCTGCCTTCTATGAAGAGTCTCCTTATACACAAGCAACAGCAGAAGAAGAATTATTTAATCTATCTGGTGCAGCAGGAGCCGCAGAGAAGCGAAAGAAACTTTCATCTCTAGAGACTGCTCAATTTAGTGGTAGATCTGGAATAACTGGAGGAGCATTAGCCCGCGATAGGGCTGGCGCTTACTAAACAACTAAGCCTGCTAATGGAACGACTGGCCCATTAGAGAGAACCAAGACCAGGAGTGGAAGCCATATAGAAAGACCCCGAATCTATATGAGGTCCGCGTAACTATAAACAGAATGGGAGATGGACTATGTCCAACCACGACTACGAGGATGAAGATGATGACAACACCGTTGACACATCTACAGACCTTATCAAGCAACTACGCAAAGCGAATAAACAAAAGGAAAAAGAACTAGCCGATCTAAAGGCTCAGTTTGAAGGCCTTAATAAATCGCAGCGCGAAAGAGCAATCAAGGATGCCCTCGCAGCTCGCGGGGTAAATACGAAGATCGCTTCGTTTATCCCACAGGATATAGACCCAACTGAGGAGTCTGTATCAAAGTGGCTTGAATCAAATGCCGATGTTTTCGGGATTCAATCCTCTGAAAACCAAACACCTAATGTGGATCCAACACAGGCTAAGCAATACCAACGTATGACTAACGCTGCAGAGCAAGGCAATTCGCCTAACGCTCAAGCAGATGTTATGCAGAAGTTGTTAAACGCTAATAGCCGAGAAGAGTTGGATACCATTATTAGGCAGTCTGGTTTATAATCCAATCCAACGAAAGGCAAGTGCTTAAATGACACTACCAGCAGGTACAATTACTGGTACAGGTGACATTACCGCATTAGTCCAGACCGCGTATGATCAATACGTTCGTATGGCACTACGATCCATTCCAGTAATGCGATCAATTGCAGATGTTAAGCCAGTACAGCAAGCTATGCCTGGATCATCAGTTGTATTCTCAATCTATTCTGATTTGGCACAAGTCACATCAACATTGACTGAGGAATCTGATGCTTCATCAGTAGCTCTAGGTAACCCATCACAGGTTACAGTAACACTTAATGAGTACGGTTCAGCCGTAACAACAACTAAGAAGTTGAACCTAACTTCTTTCAACGATGTAGATGCAGCTCTTGCTGACATCATTGCATACAACGCTGCAGATTCTATTGACTCTGTAGTAGCTTCAGTTCTA